CGAGGAGACCAGGCGTTTCTCCTCGTTTCCTTTCTAGGAGTTAGACGTGGCATCTACGATTAAAATCAAGCGCAGCAATGTTGCGGGAAAACAACCCAATACATCTACAATTAGTGTAGGTGAGCTTGCGATCAATTACAAAGATCAAAAGCTATACTCGTCTAATGGAACAGCCATATTCGAAATTGGCGCTGGTGGCGGTTCAACCGCTTACGAAAAAACTTTCAATATTGTTGGACTTTTTGCAGCACCTATAACAGGTACTGCTCGTGCTGTTCCTATTGCCAATACAACCATAACGAAAATTCAACTCGTTAACAGTAATGTTGTTAGTGCAAACTTAACAGTCAGATTGAATAAAAATGGCGTTTCTGTAAACACATACACCATATTATCGGGAAACTACATTAGTAATTATACTGGTTTAAATATTCCTTTCACATCTACAGATTATCTCACAGTAGATGTTCTTTCTGGTTCTGGAAGCGATTTCAGTTTAACGATTTCTAGCTAAATATAGTGCAGTCAAATTAGGAAAATATCATGACGGTAACGAATACATCATACACAACCAATAGCTATAAGGTCTCGATTTCTAATGAATTGAGTTCTACGAATATCATTTCTGGTGTTGATACTGCTATTGTTGCGCTTGGTTGGACGCAATATGATACTGTTGCAGCAAGCGGAAGTAATCCTATCGTAACATATGTTTATCGTGCTTTGTGCGCTGACGCTACCAACTACAAATATTTCATCATTAGATGGGATCCTCTCCAGATGCGTTTCTGGACTTCTATTTGTGAAAGTTGGAACACATCAACAAACGTGGCGACAAATGAATCTTGGACTAATGCTGGCGGTTTCTATCAGGGCTACGATATTAAGAATAGTTTCATTTTTGTATCTGGAACAGCGCGTCATCTTGTGATTTGGCCTTTCATCAAGAACGAGCCAGGTATGTGGGCAGGTGTGTTTGAGTTTGAGCGAGTAGCAGTAGAAGATACAACTGTCGGCGCAATGCCGTGCTACGCATGGACTAACTCATTGATGATTGGTACCCCTTGGGGTAAAGCTGCAACTGGTACAGTAAGCACTACTATGTTTGCGTTCTGTAGAACACCAGACGGTTCGACAGGTGCTGCGGCTGCGGCTGCTTATGCTCCTGTTACTTCTAGAGGTATGTTCCCACCCGCGTTCCCATCAGGAACAATCGCAATTACAGTAGACGCAAATCTACTACATCTTGGTTCACATTATAATCTACCATACAGTTGGGATATCACGAAAACCATTCTATCACCCGTATCTGTAGACGGTATTACCGAGAGTATGCCATTTGGTAGAGCATACAATCTTGGTGTTTCTAAACCTATGGGTAATGCTCTAGATACCGTTTACACGGATATTGACTCAACTGGCGGATGGCCATCGGCCGGCGGTAGTTCGACCGAGTGTATTCTGCTACCAATGAATGGTGGGTTTGAGGGTGATGCTGCATACGCAGCTGGTCAGCTAACTGCAAACTATGGTGCGTCGCCCACAACAGGTTCTGTAGCTTTTTCTAAGTGTATAACTATCGGCGATACTATGTGGATTGCTGCCGCTGACGGTATTAGAACATGGAATATGGATGGAGGTAACGCCACAACAACAACACAAATCTATTCTAACGCTTCTGGTGTTACTGACATTATCTTTGACGGCGAACGAACTGTATATGGAGCCATTTCAACAGGTATCGTTCGTATTGATACTGAAACTCTAGCCAACACTGTATTGACTACTGGTCTTACGAATGGTGGTGCTTATCTAGGTATAGACTACGCATACGTTTATATGACCTCTAGAACTGCCGCAACAGCTCCTAACTGTTATGTTATAAACAGATGGAATCCAGGAGGAGCTTCAGGATTTACTCTTGCTGCGACATACACTCTTGCCACAACTCTTATAGTAGTTGCTAGTGGGTTCGGTGTTCCAGTTCCTGATTATACAGGTAAATGCTATGTTGCTACACAACCAGGTAGCACAGGTGCTACGCAAACAATGCGTATTGCGTCTTTTACAGCTTCAACAGGATCTCAACTATTCAATGTTGTTAATCCATTAAAAACTGTTGCTGGTAACCAACAAGACTCACCTACTTCTTTCTATATAGATTACTTAACTGGAAGAATTTACTTATTTGTTTGTAACACTACATCAGGTACTTGTTATGAGCTTAATACTTCTCTTGTAGCATTACAAACTGTGAGTAGCATGACTACTGCTGCTACTGGTGCACCTATTTCGAGTCAACAAAACTTTACTGGAACCCTAGACTATAGGGGTGATCTAAATTTCCTTGCTATCAGAGGTATATTCCATACCTCATCAAAGAAGGTTGGTATTGCTACTGCAACTTCTGGATGGAATGCTAGATTCTTAATTAACTCTCCTATGGCAGCAACTCCAGGTAACATCCAATATCTGGCAACAACAGCTTCTCTTGGATTGGTAACAACACCATTAGGTTATGCCAGCGTGATTTCACACAATGGTTGTAGGACAACAGCTGGATACTGTGTAACTCTAGTTTCCGATAATCGTGCTTATTTCATAAAAGACTACTATTCTGTTACCAATATCAAAGGTACGGGTACAGGAAGACTGACTCTAAAGGGTTAACGTAATGGCTGTAGTAACAGGAAATGTGTTTACAATTCAGAAAAAGTATGATCCTACTTCATTGGTGTCTTTAAATTCACATCTTGTTAAAATAGGATTACCTCAAGTAAAAGTTTTATATTCCGTGACTGGCGGCACAGCGAATACGGTATTCGCTGTGCAATTAACATATTCAGATCAGTCTTTATTGATATCCAATGCACCAGTTTATCGTGAAGGTATACCTAAAGTGAAAATGGTGTATCCATTTGCAACAGGTGGCGCGAATACAGCAGAACCAACTATATTCTCTGTACAGGCATTAGCAAGTTTTCCAATAGGTCGTAATGAATCTTCTTCTATACTTTCGTATCGTTATGCGGTTACAGGATTAACGCCACCACCAACACAATTTTGGAGTTAAACATGATTTATCGTTATTTTGAAGACGCATATATCTACGGACCACTAACTGAAGAAGAAACGAAAAATATCCCCGTAAATCATCGACTGAGCAAAATCAAGGGGGAATACTATCTTGGTGTTAACGTAGAGCTAGAGCAATTCGCTGAAAGAAAAATTGAACGTCCTGTTCCAGTTAATGAAGAAATTGTAGAATAATGATCATTTTTATAAATAGACAAATAACTGAAAGGTTCATTATATGGAACAAATTTACAACGCTATTCAAGCTGCTGCCGACCAAAACGCAAATGGATTTCGCGACGCTATTGATGCAGCACTAGCAGCTAAGATTCAAGACGCTCTCGAACTAAAGCGTATCGAGATTGCTTCAACAATGTTTAATGCTCCTTCAGAAGAGCCAGTAGAAGAACAGGAGATTGTTTCGGATGAAGACGTTTAAGCAGTTACGCGAAGCAATCGACGCAGCAAATAAAGCAGCTCCCGACGAACGTAAGGCTCTTAAGCCTCGCTCGAAGGGAGAAACTGATTTCTACAATCAGCACACCAAAACAGTAACAGATTATCCTGTATCTGGTAAGGGTGGAACGACTACTGAAGCAGAGCATCAGCCTGAAAATGGTGATCGTGGTCCTATTCAGCAGGGTACTTCTAAGCTTGGTGATAAGTCTGGATTCAAAGGTCAGCAAACACCAAAGAGAGTTGCAGACGCTGCTAGACAAGGAGATTTTAAGCCAGTTCGTTTGTCTCCATCTGCTGTCAAGGAATCTGTGTTTGACTGTGCTGTGTTCAGCGAATCAAACGAAGGTGAAATTGATATCGAGATGTCAAACGGCGATACAGCTACAATTAACGAAGCTATCTTCGAAGCTATTCAGGACGTCTATGAACAACTAAGTCCTGACAATCAGGAAATTTTCCGTACAGCCGTCAACGAAGATCTTGATTCGTTCGAAAGAATCCTAGACTTCGTTGTCGCAACATATGAGGAAGAATAATGGCTCAAGGCGTAGTAAACAAACACGTTAAGGGTGGTTGGGTCATTGCAAAGTTCCATAGCGATAGTGCTATCTTTCTTAACAGCGCCAATCCACTTCTAGGCGCAAATTCTGCTAGTGAAACTGTTACTCGTATGAATATCGTTTCAGCAGAGTGGTCTATTGGTAATAATGCGTACTGGACAGTGAAGCGTGGTGCTAACACTGTTCTTGTTTTATCTGACGGTCAGCACGTTATGGATCTTTCAGATTCACGTTTGATTGACAATTACGGTGGAGAACCTCAAGCAAATCTAGTTGTAACAAAAACTGGAGCTGGTCCTTCAACACTTATTCTTAAATTGCATAAGGTCACATCAATCACAGGGGGCTCGGGATACTAATGAAACTCATCTGTGAAGTTCATGAAGAACTAAAGGTAATTACAGAAGCCAACGAAGTAACTGGCGAAAAGAACTTCTTTCTTGAAGGTATACTTATGCAAGGTAATCTTCAGAACAAGAATGGACGTGTATATCCTACAGCTATACTTGCGAAAGAAGTTGGACGCTATAATCGCGAATTCGTAGAACAGAATCGCGCATACGGTGAATTGGGTCATCCCACAGGACCTACTATTAATCTAGAACGTGTATCGCACATGATCAAGGAACTTCGTCAGGACGGAGATAACTTTGTAGGCAAAGTTAAGATCATGGATACTCCTTACGGAAACATCGTAAAGAATCTTATGAAGGAAGGAGCTAAACTTGGCTTTTCTTCACGTGGTATGGGTAGTCTTGTAAAGAAGAATGGAATCATGGAAGTTCAGAATGATTTCTATCTGGCTACTGCTGCTGATATCGTTGCTGATCCATCTGCTCCTCACGCGCTCGCGCAGGGAATCATGGAAGGCAAAGAATGGGTTTGGAATAACGGCATCCTCGTAGAAAAGGACGTTGCTAATATCAAGCAAGGAATCGAAGAAGGTTATTCAAGTTCAGCAGATCGTGAGACTGTGTTACTTAATGCTTTCAATCGTTTCTTAAAGAAACTCTAAATTACGTTGTTTTTATAAATAAACTAGAAGTATCTTCTAATAACCCTGAGGGAGAATATCAATATGTCAGTTCAGGACACAAATGTCGATAAGCTCGACATGCAAGAAGCAAAGAAAGCGAGCTACGGCGTTGAAGCTGAGGTCGCTGAACCTACTGGAGTTTCCGCTGCCGTTCCTGGTGGTGTAGCTCAGCAAGGTGAAAAGTCGGGCCCAATGACTCAGGGTTCTGGAATCAAGCCATACACTAAGGTAGGTATGATCAATTCAATGATTGGTGCGCTATCAGGTATGAAGAAAGCCGAGGTATCAGCAATGTACGATAAGTTTAAGGGCGACTCTTCAAATCCAATGCAGGGTTCATCCGTCAATCCAAAGCAGCGTTCAATCGGCGAAAGCAAGATTGCAAAGCTTACAGCCGAAGATCTTGATATTTCAGAAGACGTAAAGGCAATTTTTGCTGGCGTTGAAGTTTCTGAAGAATTCATTACTAAGGCAGCAGAAGTTTACACAGCAGCCGTTCTTTCTAAGATCAACGAGCAAATCGAATCACTTGAGAATAAGTTCGATGATTCTCTAACAGAAGAAATCTCAACTGTCAGCGAAGGGCTCGTAGAGCGCGTTGATCAGTATCTCGATTACGTTGTAGAGCAGTGGATGGAAAACAACGCTGTTGCTATTGAGCGTGGTCTTAAGGCTGAAATCGTTGAGTCATTCATGACTGGTCTTAAGGGTCTGTTCGATGAGCACTACATCGACATTCCAGACGAAGCTGTTGCAGTAACAGAAGAACTTGCTGATAAGGTTGAAGTTCTTGAAGCTGCAATCAATGAAGAAATCGAAAAGAACGTTGAGCTTACTGCTCAGCTAAAAGAATTCGAACGCGCCTTTGCGTTCGCAGAAGTTTCAGAAGGCCTGACAGATACGCAAGTTGCAAAGCTGCAGTCACTTTCTGAGTCCGTAGACTTCGAAAGCGTTGATACGTATAAGAAGAAAATCGGAACTCTTCGTGAGAGCTACTTCCCTACAAAGTCTTCGGCCGGGATTTTGTCCGAAAGCGTAACTCTCGATGAGGAACCAGTGGGCGATGAAGTCGCTGAAAGACAGGTTCCAGTTGAAATGGCTGCTTACATGAGCGCGATTAGTCGCGGTATCAAAAAGTAATTTTTTAAGGAGAAATAAAATGCAATCTCTGAATGAACAAATTCAGAAAAAGTGGCAGCCAGTTATGGAACATCCTGATCTGGCTCCAATTAAGGACGTACACAAGCGCAGCGTAGTTGCTCAGCTTCTTGAGAATCAGGAAAAGGCTGCTCGCGAAGACGGTTT